TAACCATGTTAATAAGAACTACAAACGAACGTGTTGACGATCTCATAAGCCTAAATAGTGATAGAAACTACGCAGGTATCGTAGAAAGTCTACAAGAGTCTAACAAGCAAATCAAGAAGCTCATAGGCCAAGTTGAAGAGTTAAACAAGAAAGTTACGGAGGAATAAATGTCTTATACAGGCGATCCAGCAAACGTCCCCACAGATAGACTAAGATTAATGTTAGGCGATACGAACCTAGAGATGGAAGGTCTCTCAGATGCTGAGTACACATACATTATGATGGAACACACAACTGATGGAGTCGTTGATTACAACGCTAGTTACACAAAGGCTCTAGGTTACTTAGTAGCTAAATATGCAACGTACGTCACAGAGAAAGCTGGACAGTTGCAAGTTAAGTACGGAGAGATCTTTGAACACTACAAGACATTGTTAAACGTAGCTGTTAAAGACCCTACGTCACCCTATTACAGTGTCGGAGTGTATGCACCTTACGGTGGTGGAATGTACGCTGATGAGATACAGAGTAACAACGCTAACACTAACACAGTGAACACTAAGCAATTCTCAGGATGGTCTACAAATGATAGTAGCAAATATTGAGAAGAAGCAAGGCGGAGGGTTTGACAAGCTTAGAGAGTACCTTGAAGGTCTCTCAGGACAATCTGTAGAAGTAGGTTACTTCGCAGAGCAAGGAGCACATCCATCTACAAAGAACACACAGAGATGGTCGTTCGCTCAGCTAATGGCTTATCATGAGTTATACGCTGATGAGAACGGTACGCAGTTAAGACCCATCTTCGGTGATATGGTAAGGAAAGACTCAGCTAAACTACGTAGAGGCCTCTTAGAGCTGTATAAGAAGCAGCTGAGAGGTGTTTACAAGAGAAATGGTGCATCTACACCAGTTCATACTTTAGAAGGCTCAGGCACGTTAATAGCGGGTCTAATACGTAAGAGGTTTGGTATAAGATCCCTTGCTAAGAACATGCCTTCTACAATTCGTAAAAAGGGCTTCAACAGTCCTATGATAGAGACTGGAGAACTTAGAGATGCTTTGAGCATTAAGAACTCAGTTACTAACATTCGTAAACTACATTTTAAGGGGTTGTAAATGTTTTTATTAAGTAAAGATGAAGCGACCCTTTTGAGGTCTGCAACAGGCTTCTATAACAACGACAGGAAATGGGTAGTATCAGACGCTGGAGCAGGAACAACTTTCAGATGCTCTATACAACCTGACACAGAATCTTTCAAGCAAGTCGTAGAGACCTCTGGAGTGCGCTCTGAGGAGTTCTTAGTAGTCTATACTAAGACTAAATTACAGAGTGCTGACAATGGTAAAGCTGTGACAGGCTCTCAAGGACAACCAGCTGATAAGGTTAAGATAGACGATGATACTTATGTAGTGTTCATGGTTAAACGGTGGAGAGCTGGTATAAACCTCAGCCACTACCAATGCTTATTAGTTAGGGAGGATGCCAATGTCAACAATAACTAACCTCAATAGAATCCGATTAGCTCTCATAGTCAGTATTAGTGAGATGGTTGGAGAGGAACTCGGTAAGATCTTGCTGAACGGTACTGATGAAGTCCCAGCAGTTATAGAGGATATCACAGGTGGTAACCACCCCCCAACACCATTCATAGTAGTTGGTAACTCAATCACTACTGGTCTGCAAGGTACAAAGATTCTTGATCAGTATGTGAGACCGAGTGGCGAGTTAGTCATCAAGTCTCTACATTATGCTACGTTTAATGTCAAGTGCTGGGGAGATAACTCTTTAGCCATCTTAACAGACCTCGTAGTGAAGATCAACCACGCTACAACACGGTGGAAGCTTGAACAAGACGCCCACGCTTCCTTTCTAACCTTCTCAAGTCCTCAGTATATCCCTACTTACCTTTCGACAGAGTTTGTAGAGACCTCTGAGATGGACGTTAAGATGTCCTTTATAACTGAATATGTACCTGCTGATGGAACTTATATTGAACAGATAGGAGCAATCGGTACGGTGAATGACGGTACTTAGTACAGGAGAAACTCATGTCTAATCATGAAGAATACACACCAATTGTAGAGGTAGAGATTAACACTGATACCGCTGCAACAAAACGAATAAATGGCTATGTAAGAGATGAGACCAGATTGTTCAGTCTCGGTATTATACAAGCATCAGGTATTATTAAAACAGACTCAATAATGGAGACTCCTAAATGACATTAGTAGTAAACCAGTCAACAGGTCAAGAAGTCGTTGACGCAATTAATAACTTAGAATCAACAGTAGAAGGTTTCGGCTCAGGCTTCAACTACGAAGTCGGTACAGGCGCTAATGAGCTACCTCGTAACGTAGACTTAGGAACAGCTGCACAGGTTGATACCAGTGTCCTTGCAACAGCTGCACAGGGTACGCTTGCAGATTCAGCAACTCAGCCGGAGGATTTAGGAACAGCAGCACTTGCCGATACTGGCACAGCTTCGGGAAACGTACCGCTCAACTCAGATTTGGGTAATTCCTCGCTTGATGACAAAACAAGCTCAGGCGCTGTTCTTTGGGATGATGGTAACTACCAACCCGAGGTAAGTTTAGGCTTAGGAGTTGTTCGGGTAATGAAAAATAACAGCGGCTCAACCATTTCAAATAACGCGATTGTCGCAGGCTCTAGTTTAAATGCTGTTTTTTTCGATGATTTAGGGGCGCTTACCCAGTCGTCATCTACTGGTGCGGGTACATGGAAAAATGTTGGTGGTGCAAACTGCTCTGATGGCAACTCAAGAGAATTTGTGAGGATTACATAATGAAAAATGAAATAATTAAAGGGGATATAGAAATACTTCCAACAGATTTATTCAGAAATATTCACGGCGGAATTGATGCAAAAATGATCCATTTAGAATATGGTGAAATACCTTCTACACTAGATGGTGATTTATTAGAGCGCGCAGAATCTGGTGAATTCGGAGAAATAGCACCTTTACCAGAGTCACACGTTAAACGTAAATTAATCAATGAGCAGAAATTAATTATTGATTACAGCTTAGCTATCTTTAAGGAGCATCAGTGGACTCTTGAACGTAAAGTAAGAACTGGAAAGGACATACCTCTCGAAGCTGGAGAACTGATGGCACAAGCAGCAATAGACATCGAATCAGCTAGAGATCAAATTACAGCACTAAACAAATAACTAAACTGGAGAAACACTAACAATGCCTTACTCAAATTCTATTCAGGCCACTATCAGCTTGAATACAGCTTCAACAACAAAAGCTGGCTTTGGTACACCACTTTTCGTAGCATCTCATAGCTACTTTGCAGACCGTATCAGATCCTACCCAAGCACTGCTGAGATGCTTTCAGATGGTTTCTTATCATCTGACCCTGCTTATGTAGCAGCTCAATCAGCGTTCTCTCAGAAGCCTTCTGTACCGTTCATTAAGATCGGTCGTAGACAACAAAACTGGGTAGGCTCTGTCTCAGACGTAGCTAACGTATCTAATGAAGAGTACAAACTGACTATCACATTACCAATCTCCTCTTACAATAAAGAGATTACTTACGTAGCAACAGGTGGTAATGAGACTCAAGACGTTATTGTAGAAGGTCTCTTAGATCTTATCGAAGCTGACAGCACTTTAGATGCAGCTATCAATGTATCTATGGTACAAGCAGGTGCAGCATCTAGTATCACATTAACAGCTAAGACAACTGATGACTACTTTGAAGTATCTGCTATAACAGGCGACTACACAGGTGTCTATACAGCCTCTGAAGCTCCAGCAGTAACATTAGCAGCTATTGATGCTGAAGACAACGATTACTACTTCATCTGTGCAGAAGATCATACAGACGCTTATGTAACTTTGTTAGCTACTGAAGCTGAGACTCGTAAGTGCTTATACTTCTTCGCTACTTATGACTTCGGTGAATTAGCAGCTTACAGTAACGGTTCAAACAACAACGTAACAAACGTCTTTAAAGATGCTGGTTACAACAACACAGTCGCTCTTTTCCACCAAGCAGCTGATCAGTACATTGAGATGGGCTATGTAGGTGTTAACGCTCCTTTCGACGCTGGTTCAGTAACTTGGGCTAACGTTAGTATCACAGGTGGAGGTTCTTCTACAAACCCTAACACAGGTAAAGTACTTAGTTCAACTTATAAGACTAACTTGCATAACAAGAACGTCAACTACGTAGAGCTAGATAATAACAATCCTTATGTACGTACAGGCGTGTCAAGTGGCGGTGAATGGATCGATACTATGC